TCGGGCTAAAGCGTATTTAAAAGGGTTTTCGGCAAATGCTGCGTAAATTATTGCAGCGCCTGATTGGTTTGTATCGCCACCAGATCTGCGAATTTTAAATCCATTGCTTAAAATATCAACGTCATATCCAGTTGAATACTCTGATGCAGATGTGTTGGCTAGCAATGCACCAGTTATTAAATTGTACGTAAACCTAGACGTGTCTTGCACAATCCAATTTGTAGATGCGTTGGTTGAATCTTTAAACATAATAAACCTTGGTCTAAACCCAAGGTACACGAACGGACCGTCAGCCGAGCCGTTGCCTGTGTACGAGCCAAACGCTGAATAGCCTGCGATGGGCGCCCAGCAGTAGGCTACAAGACCAGCGGAATTAGTGCTATTTATATTTGAATCTGAGCCAAGCGAAAAAACCGTACTGGTCGGTGCTGTGCTATTCCAATATGTCGGCAATGAGCCAACAGCTGCGCCAGTTGAATTCAAAATTAAAATTGAAGTCGTTGCATTTGGAATTGAAGCATAGTACACAGACCAGTTAGTTGCAAATCTTCCTTTAATAATAATCATACTAGGCGCAACACCCAAGCCATGTCCTACTGTTGCATTAGCACCTGTACCAGTGTAAGTAACAACACTAAACCCGCTCGTTGTGTTTGCGCTGACCGAGCTGGTAATTGAGCCGTTCGTGTTGCTGACGGCTGAACCGCCTGCCTTCCATTGCCAAGCTACATAAGTTCTTGTTGCGTAGTTAACATACCCGCCAGTAGTGGCTATTGCACCATCATTAACACTAAATCCGTTGCTGTTAAAAGCAGACACATAGCCATAATCACTAGCTGCAGCACCATTCCAAGTGCCTTCTGCGGTTGTTGCTGCAGTATCTAAAGATTGTCCAGTTGTTCCACGCACCGAATCAAATACGCCAGTACCTTGTGTTGTACCAGCACGAATTTTACTCCATACCATATCTGGCTGAAATGATGCACCCGCAGCGCCATTTGTAAAAGACGCAGTTTGAGACCCATCACCAGTATAAATGGTAGCGTTCATGAACAAATTGCCAGCGGGGATTGTAGGTGTCGTCATAGGTTGTATGTGTTGAGGGCTACGAAGCCAGTTGGAGGTGTGTAAGCCCAAGGTTGTTGACCGAAGTTGTATGAACCAGAAGCTACACCTGCAGAGTTTCCGTTTCCACCAGAAATTTTATATTGACCAGCAGCAATCGTAATTGCACCTTGCGATGTATTATTTTTATAGAATGTTATTGTTGGCGTTCCAGAGTCTAAATCAACAGCAACACCAATTACATCATTGGTTGTGTAAGTAGAGCCATAGGCAGAAGATGTTCCGTTAACATATTTATTTCCATTATTAGCATAATAACCGTAACCAGTTGTAAATAATTGAGTTGTTGTTCCAGTTGTTCCAAGAACAATACCAATAATGTTGTATGTTGAAGAAACAGTAACTTCCCAATACCACTTTCCAGAACTAAATTGGAATGTGCTTGTTGGATAACCACTTTGGTTTGCAGCAATTGAATAACTCAAATTTGCATTTGAAAGCGTGTTTGTGCTGTCATTACTTAAAGGATTCAACACACAATAGTTCGCCACCGTTGCACTAGTCAGCGTAGGTACGTCATACATCGAGTCGTACGTTGAGCCAGCAGTTAAACTAAAATTATTAGTTGTCCAGTTGTTACCGTTACCACTTGAATCGTTACCTAAAGTTGATGTGCTAGTTATATTTGTAAACGGTAAATAAAATCCGTTAGTACCGTAAGTGCCTGTATATTTAGCTGGTTGCCAAACACCTGTTAATGCGTTTGTAGAACCGAATGAGGATGGCGTTAGTGCCTGACCATCAATAAAGTTAATCTCGGTCATGTAGCCATCAAAATAAATCGCATCACTTCTTCTTCCAATATATTGAGCAACAGTATTGTTTACTGATGTATTTTCATTTAATGTTGGATAGGTTGAAGTTGCAAATGAAGTAATTTGAACTCCATTGACATAAATTTTGCAACGATTTGTAGATGTTGCTTGAGTTGTATCTATAGCAACAACAAAATGATACCAAGCTGCAGGGTCACGAAATACTTGCGTTGTTTGTAAATTCATACCACCACGGTTGTAAATTAATATTTGATCGTTAGATTCAAAATCAATTTCAAAATCATTACTTCCTGATGTTCCAGCAGTAAACATCATTCCTGATGTAGCAGACGATAAAACTCCACGTTTAACCCATGCAGACCATGTCCAAGTTTGACGATTAGATGCGCTTCCTGGTGTCCTATTCAAATAAGCTGTAGCACTACTTCTAAACCTCAACGACTTAGTTAAGTTATATCCCCCGGATAAAGGAGCCGCAGTTTTGCGTGAGCTAAACATTAAAAATTTTGTCCATAAATAGCACCGAACGTGCTTGTACCGTCTTGATAAAAATTGAATATATCGTATTTACCAGTAGTTGCAGTTGGTGTTGGAGTCGTACCACTTGCCCACTTTAATGTTGATCCACCAGCCCACGTAATTGAATTGTTAGAAGAATAATAAACTTCTACCGTAAAACTTTTACCAGACACAGAAGATGGTAAAGTAATTGTTGTTGTTGCATTGACGTTGACATATTGAAATGTGCTGTTAGCCAAATTAATAGTGACGTTACCTGTACTTTGTACAAATGTTTCGGTATAGTTGGTAATAGTAACATTAGATAAGGTTAAATTACCTACCGTAGTTGCCGTATTGCCTAAAGTAATTGTTGTATTACCGAGCGTAATATTTCCGCTTGCAGAGATATTGCTTGTTCCGCTATTGATGGTGACATTGTTTAATGTCAAATTACCGATAGCAGAAATGGTATTTCCAAGAGCAACCGATGCGTTACCGATTGTTACTGGAGTAACAAAATTGGAATCTAAATTGGATAACGGTATCGAAGTTGTTGCCGTTCCAAAGGTATAGGGTACTCCTGGCATATTAAAACCTCACTCTAAGTTCATGTTCAAATTCAAATCCGTTATAAATAAATCCGCCACTATTGGATGTTACAGTACAACCGAGATATTTTCCATAGTTAGAAGCGTCTGATTTAAACAGTTGGTAACCACTTGCATCCCAGCCAATCACCGAATTACTGTTGTTTAACCACGATATTGTTGTACCGTAAATATTAGTCCAGTAAATTAAACTACTTAATGAATTCAACGATTCTGAGATAGATTCACTATCAACTGTAGCCGTTAAATTGACCGGTGCATTGTAATTGGTTGCTTCAATTGCTACTTTGAGGGCTTGCTTGGTGCGAATAGGATCTCCCATTGGCATCAACGCAGTTTGTACCCTTGAAGTAATATTGTTTGAGGCACCCGTAGAATACAATTTATATAAATTATTACTGCTTGTGCCAAATAAAGCAATCTTTCCCGCCACCGGAACCGAAGTAATATAAGCCATGTTATCGTCTTGGCTAGTAATAAACCACTTCTTCTCAAAATACACCGCCTGTATATAACGGTAAGTTCCCGTAAATTGAGAGTCGTAATACTTAAAATTAAAAGCAGCACACAGAATATTATTGATTAAAACCTGCCCAGCGTATATGGGTGATGCAAAGTCAATATTAGGGAAAACCCCATCTAACGGATCAGATAATTTAGAAGTTGTTGAGCCTACTAAAGCGTAAATTCCGTAATCATTCATAAAAAGTACAGAACGGAAATATGGAAATATTGCTTCTGCCCTGCGTGAACCTACCGATGCAGATACGTTAGTGTTGGTAAATAACGTAGTACCGTTAGATTGAACTCGAACATCAGAAAATACGTTAATCGAATCATCGCCAAAAATATACAAAAAGTTATTGGCAGACAAAAGTTGTTGAATGTTGCCGTGCAATGTAGAGTCAACCAAAGTAACTGAACCCGCAGATACGCTAGTAAACTCACTAAAAGATCCGGCAGCAGAAAAATACACCGTTCTTCCTTGAGCTACCCAGACACGACCACTAAATGTTTGTACCGCAATATTAGGCGTGTTATTAATGGTTGCAGTAACAACAGCATTTTTGCTTGCACCGCCACCAGTAATACTGACAGTTAAATTGGCTTGATTGCTATATCCACTCCCAGGATTGGTCATAATGACTTGAGTTACTGTATTACCGCTTACTACGGCATTACCTACGGCTCCTGTACCGCCACCGCCTGAAATAGTGATCAAAGGAGTTGATGAATAACCAGCACCCCCGTCAACTACATTAATAGTAACAGTAGAATTAGCAAATGTTAGGATACCCGCTATTGCAGTTGCTCCTGATCCAGCACCATCAACGCTAGTGAGAGTTACCGTTGGCGCAGATGTGTAGCCAGAGCCACCAGTTAAAGTAAATATACCTCCAACCGAGTTACCGCCTTGTACCAAAGTAGTAACGGCATTAGCTTGTATACCATTAGTGTCATTGGGTGCCGAAATAGTAACTGAAGGGGGTAAAGTGTATCCTGTACCCGGATTCGTAATAGCAACAACACCAATAGAACCAACAGTTACTACATTTGTGCCATCCCATGAAAATAAACCCTTTTCAGGATCTAAAATCATCATATATTGATTATTCCATTGGCAAACGCTGATTCCTGAGTTAGAAAACTTGCCAGCAGAAGCAATTGTGCCTTTTGTGTTGGTATTGACGTTATAAAACTGTGCGCTACCATCATTATTAAAAGAAACCACATAATCTGTAATATTCAGATTAATGGAATTTAAGTAATTAGTGCTAGTAAAAGTAACTGCGTTATTAGACCCATCAAACACTTGTAATGAATTAGGCACTACTTTTAAATTAGCATAACCAATCGGTTGTGCATTTTCAATCCAAGAAAATTCAGTTTCATCAATGGCAGTACGGTTAGCCTTAGTATCAAGACCTTTAAATTGCTTGACTACTTGATACGATTTTTTCTGTTCTGCCGCAGCCATTAGAACGGACTCGAATAGGCAGATGGCAACCGTCTAGTGAATACGGAGTTAAGAACACTATTAATTTGTTTTTGGTATTCTTGTTTGTAAATCTCGGACTCACCAAAACTTTGTTCATAAAACTTAGCCAAATACGCTGCATAAAACTGTACAGGCTTAGTATATGGGTCATTTAACACATCTGTTGCTGTTGAAGTAGATAAATTAAGCGCATTAGGTAAAACTACGCAATCAATCTCAATTTGATACGTTTGATCAGGTACAGGACCTAAATAAATCTGTTGTTGACCATAAATGCTATATGCAAGAGGTCTGCCAATGTAATTCTGCCAAAAACGTAGTCTTGCATTAAAGTCAGACCACGGCAAATAGTCCATTGGTACCCGTGTATTACCCCAATAT